ATGGCAACACTTTCTCCAACAATTTTTAAAGCAAAGCAGCTTTCTAATGGAAAGCACAAAATACGCATTGCTGTAAGACATCGTCATGAAACATCTTATATTATCACACCTTATATTATAGACGATTTATCCCAATTCAGAAATGGGCAAGTAGTAAAAAGGTTCGATGCTGATATTATAAACATGCAGCTTCGCAATCTATTAAACAAGTATCAAGAAATTTTAAATGATACAAACGGACTTGCTATGTTATCTTCAAAAGAGTTAAAGAATAGACTCATTAATTACTCTGAGAAAGACGAAAATATAGCTATAGGTATAATTTGTAAAGAGTACGTTAAAGAACTAAGAGAAGACGATAGAAGCGGATATGCTGAGCTTATAGAAAGGTGTGGTAAATACTTTATTGAATTTTCTAAAGGAGACATAGCAGCTAAGGATATAACACCAATAACTATCATGAACTTTGAGAGATTCTTGAGAAATAAGAAAAAGCTAAATCAGACTACCACTGGAATGTATCTCGTAAGATTACGTGTCTTAACAAATCTTGCAAGAAAAAGATATTTCGTTAAGCAAGATATACCTCCTTTCCAAGATTGTAAGATTCCTCAATCTTTAGAACGCAATCTTGATTTGTCTGTTGAGCAATTTTGCAAACTAAAGGCATACATTCCTCAGAGCAAGATAGAATCTATAGCAAAAGACTTGTGGTTTCTGTCTTTTTATCTTGGCGGTATAAACCTAATAGATATATTATCGATAAAGTTCTCAAACGACAAAGAGATAGAATACATACGTACAAAAACAAAAAATACGAAACGTGGAGATAAACGTATAGGGATATCGATACCTGTCGAAGCTCTTAACATAATAAATAAGTACAAATCTGACGATAATAGTCTTAAATTTGGATATTCGTTCACTTACAGAAACTTTAATAGATACATTGCACGTACGTTACAGAAAATAGGCAAAACTATAGATATAAACAGACTTTGTTTCTACTCAGCAAGAAAATCATTCGTTCAATATGGATTTGAATTAGGAATTCCTCTTGAGGTGCTTGAATATACAATAGGACAATCTATGAAACAGAACAGACCCATATACAACTACATTCGGATAATGAGAAAACACTCAGACGAAGCTGTGAGTAAAATAATTGAATACACAAATAGGGCGTGTACATTTTGACACACCCTATTTATGTACAATGATAGAGAGACCAAAGTAAAATGCTACTTATTTTGAATATTGAGGCGTTAAAATTTCCTAACCGCTAAAAGCCTCACCAAACATATTTGCTTGATGAGGCTTTATTTTATTAGTTACGACCTTTATATTATTTCCTTATCTTGTCTAACAGCTTTCGCACCACATTTCGCACACTTGGCACTCGCTTGTAAAGGTAGTATAAAGCTATGGCTATGGCAAATAGAATGCTTACACCTATTACGAGCTGCCAAAAATCGAAAGGCTTCGATACGGCTATCTGCTCCACTTGCTTCTGCTTCTGCTTGTGCTGCTCGGTGGCGTGTACTTTCGTTTTTACTACTTTATTTGCTGTGCTGTCTTTCTGCACTGATAGACCTTTTCTATCACTCTTACGGCTTATCTTCGTTTCCTTGATACTCTTTAAGCCGTGATTGATTATAATGCTGCCATCGCCTTTGTATTCTACCATTGGCTGTTTAGCATTCGTGTCGTGAGTAAGACAGCTTTCCTTGCCGTAATAGGGCGTGTCGAATATGTACTCACGAATGAGCGTGGTATATTCGTCTATGCGTGATGTATCCACGAGTGAATACTTCACGCTTGCCTGTTCCTTTACCGTTTGCGCACTATCGAATGTGCGCTTTACATTCTCCACCTGCACGGCTTTCTTCGTCTTACAGCTGCACAGTGTAATTAGGGTGCATATCAGCACGCCCCATATTGCGCCTATTAGTCTATTCATACGTTTATACTTTTAAATTAAAACACTGCCTACGTTGGCTACCGTCAGGCTTCTTGTATCCCACGTGTACCCAACGTGTGTAGCTGTTTTTTTCAATTATGATTTGGTCGTATAGATAGCCACGCTTGCTAAAACTATATGCCATAAAACGCTCGAACACGTCCTGCTTGCCGTTGGCTGGTACAATGTCGGCAGCATAGCCAGCTACGTGCGCACTGTTCTTCACACCGCCCACAGCCTTATTTAACTCTGGACTTCTGTACCCACTTGACACTATCAACGATGGTGTACCCAAATTGTACTGTTCGCAATACTTTGCCCATTCGGCACGTATCGCCTCCAGTAGCGTTATAGTCTCCGTCAGATGCACCCTAACCACTGCTGGGGGTGTGTTATCTATTCCTTTCTCTTGCGCCACCTTTGAGAAGCACAACTCTCCTATTGTAAAGTTTGCCATATTATATCATTAATATTAACATTACCACACCACCTATTACGCCTGCGAGTGCGTCTGTTAAGTCGAAATTCTCCTTGCGCACGAAGTGGTCTACCATCTCTTTTGCTGTCATCACCATTGCAACGGCTGTCAATGCTGCCAGTACCCCGACATGCAGACGCATGACGGCTGCCACCATCATACCCACAATTAAATGTAGATACTTGTCGCTACCAATGCTTGCCAACCTTTCAAATAGTTTGTATATTCTTTCTATCATATCTCTTGAAATGATGTCCGACTCAAAATAAAGTCGAACACCATTATTTTTTTATTTATAATACAGAATCATCTATTGGGTCATAAATGGTTATATAATACCCCTTTTTTTCGTAGTCTTTAGAGAAGTCAAAGTATTGACCACCGTTTGCGCCAAAGTTGTCTCCAACAATATAAAATGTAGGAATATAGCTTAAACGTATTTGAGCTCTCATACTATCTGTATAAGGTTTAAGTGCCTCTACCAACCATCTATGGAAAGTCTTGCCGTCTATTGGTTCCGTAGCCTCTAAGTAGACTTGTCTCATAGCCCCCAATCCTAAATTGCAAATTAAAGTAATAGCCTGCTCCAGCTTGTTAGCATCAAATTTCAAATGGATACGTTCAATTTTCCCTTCGTTGTTATCTTCTGTCATCTTTAGGTCATTTTCTGAATTGCGAAAATTTACCCATTCCTCGTGAGAAGAGTTGCTATTGACAGTTACCGCCCCATATTTTACTATCTCAAATTCTTCGGTTAGGTAAATTCTTAATTGGTAAATGCAAGCATTTACGAACATACTCCTAATATATATCGGTCCTCTTAACGTAAGGTTTAATTGATTGAGCCAAACTCCATTGAAGATGCCAGATGTTATAGGCATACCTATACCATTTGATTGAGCATAGGCTTTAAGCAGTGCTATCCTCGACATTTGTTCCATAAATGTTATTTCGTCCTCGAGTTTACTATTTGTAGATTTAAAAAAATTATTTACCTGACCTACAATGTATCCACTATGGATTATATCTTTAGGAAGTTTGAGTAGCTCCTGCGAAACTAAAGCGTCAAAGACATTATCATTTTCGTTAAAGAGACCCTCGCTTCCTGCTTCGGGGTTGTATTCCATAGCCTTTGACACTGCCTCCGAAAGGCTCTTTATCTCTGCTGGTAGTGGTATTTCTTTCTCTACCACACGTGGCTTGGGGAGCTGCAATTGGAGCGCATCGCCATTGTCCTCCACAAGCTCTATATTGGTTGTGGAGGTTAGGTTCTCTTGTCTGATACCATCTTCGGTGTAGTCGGCATCGGGGTGATTTATGACGGCTGATACAATCAACCTACCTTTGGCAAGTCCGTGATTGTCGAAGAACATAATCAACCGTTCTCCGTCTCTCTTGCAATGGCTATATACGCCTGCTTTGCGCTCTGCCTTGTACACGGTGAAGCCTCCCTCTGTCTTTGCCGTCAATGTAAAATCGGCATCAGGAAAGTTCTCTACTACGCCATTTCTAACTACTTTCACTTCGAGAGGAAAGTCGCTTTTGTGATTAATGCGGATAACGCCTTCTTGGTGTTCTCCGCCCTGTCCTAATAATACTGTTTCCATTGTGTTTGTGTGTTAAAATGGCTGTGCCTATTCTCTCGAACCAACAGCAGCCTGAAATAAAACAATAAATAAATATACAAAATAAAATTATGAAAGTAAAAGTCCTAATACAGTGCCAACGATACCGCCTGTTAGCCACGACACGATGCGTGTCCACTGCCAACGTGCGCATTCCTTAATGAGTAGGCGAAACGCTTCCACAAAAAAGCTAACAACGCTTACTACTATAAGAGAATAGGCACATACGTTTACCGCTGGTACGTCTGCTTTTGCAGAGCCTATCGTTATAAAGAACGATATAAGTAAGCCTACTAAGGCTAATAAGATATTACTACTGCTTAATGTTTTCATTTTCTGCCTCCTTGTTTTTAATATATTCTGCCACGAATGGCACTTTTTGAATTACTTGAGCCGACACTATAAAATATAGAATGTCGAATAGTTTGTACATACTGCTGGTTTTTAAACAACAGTTGCGACAGTTCCTAAGAATATTAATTCCGAACGCCCATATCGCCAGCAGACAGGATACGCTAACGCAAGTTGTAGCTTCCTCTCGTCTGTGAACAAAGTAGCCTATTACATAGAATGATGCTACTAAACCAAAGAACACGAGGCAGTCTCGAAAGAACACAAAGAACTTGCGCCTTTGCCATTCTCCACCGTTTATATAGTCGGCTAACACTCCAAATGCTACATTCGCAACGAATAAACAGAACATTGCGATAAGAAAGTCCTGCACGGGCGCAAAGAATGCCAGCAGACACGATAAAAACGTTACTAATACTCCTCTAATAAAGTCTATCATATTTATTCCTCCTTTCTTGTTTGACGATTATTGTATTCCCATTTTTCCTTGTTCTATCATACCAAATATGGCTAATACGCCTTTGTAGGCTGTTTGTCCGCCATCGTCGGGTAGGGTTTCCCACTGTCCGCCAGAGAAGTTCTCTGTGTCGTGGGTATATATGGCTTTCCTATGTGGGTCTAACACGTACGATGGGGATTCGCCTTGTGTTATAAGTGCTACTCTGTCGGTGAATTGTAGCACTTTGGCTATTGTATTCGTCGTGTCGGCTTGGTAAGACACTGTGTGTAGGTAGCCATCTATGACTACTTCGCAGACTACTAATTCCTGCTTGCTTAAAATTTTTGTTTGAATGTTCATAATTCTTTTATTTTAATATTATACTAACATTTCTCCTTTTATCCAATCAATATTATAATAGCTTTCCTTGCCTGTCTGAGGATTAACTGAAATCTTCACTTCAAGGGCAGCGAATTTGTTTGGGTATAGAACAGTAGACTGCCCACTGCCCCATATCATCATATAGCTGGTCGTTTGGTTATAGATAGCTATTGTTTCGCCTATCAATGTCCGGGCGATATCAAAGTCAGCACTCCCAGCCACGCCGGGCAATGTTATATATATAGTACGATTAAAAGAGCCTTTGAACAAAGCTATAGCACTTATCTTTCCTGCCATAAATACGTAATCTCCATCGGAATTAATTATTGCGTATTTGGCGATGTTCTGTTGGGTTACTACCAGCATTTTCTTTCTGAAAGAGCCTACGCCTGACATATAGCCGTTGATTGGGTCAAGAACGATGTCTGGATTGAAATTCGTGTTGCCGTAATCCGTGCTTGGACTTCCATTTAAGTCTCCGCATTGGGAAAACAGTTTCCCCTTATCAAATACCCAACCGCCCAGCAATGCCTTTCCTTTGCTCACAACAAAAGGCTTTTCGCCATTGTGTTTGATTTCAAAATTGGCTGCTTCGACAGATACCGTGCCATTGGTCAGGTCGATGCCAGTACGTTCAATGCTGTCCACGACATCGGGGTCTTTCCACGTGGTAGCCTTTGTGCCCTCCTCCAGTTGTATTTCTGATATGTAGGCTTCGCCATTGCGTGTGCAGCCTATGAATATTTGAAGATAGTTGTAGCCGTCTTCCATATCGAAGGTGTAGGTGTATGGTTTCCACACGCCATAACTTGATGGTATGTTGGCATAGCTTGTTTTTGGTGCGCTCATATCTTTCGATTTGCTGCGCTTTATTTCTATGTAGGGCTGGTCGCTACCGTATATTCGCACAAACATCGATAGGGTGTAGGTGCGCCCACCCAATGCTTTTATTACGGGGAATTTGCAACCGTTCCATTCGTCTTGTGTGGCTCCGTGCCGTGATATGGACAGATACGGATTGCCAAAATGAGCAACACTGGGATAGCTCACGATGGTTACGTATTGCGCACGTTGCAGACTTAGCAGATTGAGTGGGCGCAGACTTGCTCCTTTTAGTAGGTTCACGCCGCTGAAGGTTTGTTGGCGTACCTCCAGCTGTATATTGTCGGCTGTTTGTTTTATGGCTGATATTTTCTGCTCCAGTCCTTGTTTGTCTGCCTTGTTTTGCGCTATGATGCTTTGGAACTGCTTCTGATTGGCTTCGAATTTTGCCTCGTTCCACTTTTGTGCACTCACTACAAACTCTACTCTTGCCGTGCGAGTTTGCCCTTTGTAGGTGGCGGTTATGGCTATGTGTCCGCTCCATTGGTTGGGACTTATGCCGTCTACCACGATGTTTTGCTCCACCAGTCGGGCATAGCAGTTGTAGGGTGTTACGGTGGTTGATGTGGGGGTTACGGCTGTTTGCCCCTCGTATAGCACTACTTGCACTTTGCGCTGCGTGGTGTTTTCTATTTCGCCATCTCGGTTTGTCTCAAACGTTAGGCTGGCAGGGGTGCATACCAGCGTTATGGCGTTGTCGCCTGTGTCGCCTTTTGGCCCGTCCGATACGTTGGTTATGGTTATGTATGTTCGTGCTATTATCATCGTCTGTATAAATTTTTAGATGTAGGGAGGACCGAATTGCCCTCCCTGTTTCGAGAGTGTGTTTATGGGTGAGGTTGAGTGCCGCCTCCAGCAGGTTTGTTGCCTTTGGTTTTCTTTGGTTTTGGTTCTACTCGCTCGTAGGTTACGCCTTCGAGTGTGAAGTATCGAACCGATGGACGTAGTTTCACCATTGGCTTCTTTATGTCGCGAGTGGCGTTGAAGTCTTCTATGTGGTCTACGGCTTTCGACTTGAACGATGGCGACAGAGTACCAATGTCGCCAAAGTCTACACTTTCGCCGCTTTCTACGTGCTTCTTCGCCATTTCGGCTGCCAGGCGAAGTACGGCTTCCACTTCGGCACCTGTAAAGGTGGTGGCTCTGGCTACTTCTTCGCAGAATTGGCGGTGGGTTACTCGTTGTCGGTCGGTTGGGCGTGCTATGTACACCTTTTGCCCTTTCTTCGGACCAACACTCATTTTTTGTTCTCTAATTGTGAAACTTAAACATTTCGTCATAGTTGTAAAATTTAAAGAGTTAATATAAAAATGTATATCTATGGATCTACGGCTGTATATCCCTGGATCTACGCTTGTATATCCATAGATGTAAATTCGTGCTTATATACTCACCTCGCAATAGAACGTTGCTTTTGAGTCTATATCGGTGGCTGACACGATGAGCGGATTGCCTGTTTTCTGTGCCGAAGTTGTGCCAGCAAAGTTCGATTTAGTGCCGTTCTTGTCGAACTTGGTCCACGTGTAGGTGAACTTCTTTGTAGCGGTGGCTTCGTCTTCAATCTTTTCTGTGCCACGATACACTCGGGCGCAAAGCGTGGTTGAGCCTTGTCCGTTCTTTATCTGCAAACCTGTGGGCGAAAAGATTTCTACCGAATAGGGGTCGGTGCGGTCCTCGAAAGTTACGATTGCTTCCGACTTTTCGGTGCCGTCTTGCGCTTCACACTTAAATGTCTGTACATTCAGCACGTCGCTTGGCTTAACGGTAAGGATAGATATTCCGCTTACTGTTTGTATGCCCTGCGAGAGCAGCTCCCACGTTTGGGTTTTAATGTTTAGCGAATACCAGCGAAAGGTAATACCGTCAATGTCTTGCACTCCGCCACGAAAACATTTGGCTTCTGCCGTAAGCGTATTAACGTTGTTGCTTGCATCGAAGCTGTTGCCCTTCGATTGGGTCAATACCACTTGGAATAGCGCACCAGCGTTGGCAGTTTTCGCAACAAAGCCTTGCGTTTCGAGTATGGTGTTTTGCCCCGTTTCGTCGTCGTGGTAAGAAGCCGTTATTTTAATGGGTAGCGAGCTGTCTGTAATGTTGCCCTTTATGGTAAGGGCACCACCTGCCGATATGGCAGCCGCAGAGTATTGTCCGTTTGTTGTGCCAGCATTCACCACCGTTCCACCAACGTTGTATATCAGTGCGGTGAGTCTGCTCACCAAATTAGTGCCGTTGCCCGTAACGTAAACCTTTGGCGTAACCACGTTGTTGTCGCTACCAAAGTTGGGCGTAAACACCTTTGTGTCGGGGTTATACATCTGCACGGGATACTTAATATCCATCAGCAGCTGCACTTGTTTTGCGTCGTTAAGGTCTACTATAGTTACCTGTCCTCTTGCTTTAATTGTTGCCATTGCGTTTTGTTTTTTTGAGTTTTATAAAAATTATTCTATGTTTACTATACAATCAATCTGCGCCTTAAGGTTCACCTCTTCGGCACTAATGGTGGTTCGGTTGCCAATTGCCTCGTGTCGGGCGTTCCATGCCGTGTCAAAGTCGGTATTGCCCGATTGTATCACCCACGAGAATTGGTTCGGCAGAAGCGAGGCTGTAATGTCCTGCTGTCCGTGCAGCACGGTTGCCACCAGCACAATTTGCCCCTGCCCGTTGTGTATAATGTTGCCGCCACTTTCCGACAGAATTTGCACCGTGTAGGGCGATGTACCGTCTTCGCCCTTGGTTGCGTAATGCTTCCATTTAGTTGATTGCTCGGTGGGTTCATCGGTATTATTATCTTCTATAGATAGCCACGTGCCACCACCATAATACCACGCTTCGTATCGAGCAGCCACCGTACCTGCGGTCCAGTCGCCACGATAAATCACGTTAGGAATACGCTCGCCATCGGCACTTATCCACTCGAAGCGTTGGCTGTTCATAAATATTTTGTCGCTCGACAGGTGGAAGATGGCGTTGCCTTTAGAGAGCGAAAAGTCGTGAATGTTGCGATACACTTCTATAGTTCCACCCTCCTCCTTTGAGGTGGTAATCATCGTAACGTTCATTCGGTTACGATGCAGCGTAGGGTCTACACCGTGAGCAATATCCCAAAGCGTGTTATGCCCACAAAGCACAATGTTGTCGCCAGCCTTTGGTTCATCGTTCGCCGTGCTTTTATCACGATAAGCGTCATCGGCAGTAATAACGATATACGCCTTTTCGGTAGCCGACTTCTGTGCCACAGCCGACACTACGCGCCAGTAATATCTGTTGCTCACATTCTCGTAAACACCAGCCCTAATGTTGAACGTCTGGCATAGTGCTTGGTCGCCAGGCTCCCAATCGTTCGTAATAGCCTTATCGCCGTCGTCCGTGTGTAAGTAGCACTTCCAGCCACCATTAACGGGTACAACCTTTTCTATTACGGCATTTGCGCCTGACAGCACAATATTGCCCCCGATATGCTTATACTCATCAATCTGTAGCGAACGGAATATAGCCTTGCCAATCACTTCTAAGTAATCAATCTGCCCGTGCGCTCGCCCTTTATCGTCAAGCCATACACCAAAGCCGTTAATGGTTCGTTCAAACCCCAATGTTTGGATAGCTTTCAGTAGCGCATTGCCCTCGCCATCAATACCAGCACCATTGTTAAATGCAACACCCTTTATAAATGTAATCAACTCCTGCGCCGTATCGGGGGTTAATTTGCTAAGAAAGCGTATATCGGTATAATTCTTTATAAGTTCAGTTGCTTGTGCCGCATTTAAGCCTCCACCACCGCTAAAGTTGCCCGATAGGATATTATTGACATCCTCCTTTAACTGCGAGATAGTACCCTTGACAGCTTGATTTCCAACAACTATCTCTTGTATAATCGGATAATCCAGCTTTGTAATGAGCTTTAAAATGCGTGTATTTAATTCATATCCGTTGCCATCGTTGAATATAACCTTTTGTCCTATATACAAATTAGGATTACTCTTTGCAAACTCTACAGCATTGGAATGAAAGGAGTAGTTGTTGTTGTTCTGTGTACGTCTGTTTATCTCCTTTATGGTGCGTGCCGCCAATTCTTCTTGTGCTGCTTTCGTTTCATTCTCTCCCATAACTATATTGAAGAGAACAACAATATTGCAAGTGTAATCGGGCTTATCCTTGCCACGTGGGTAAAGACCCTCGTTTTCGTTGGTAGGAATAATAATATCTCCACTTTGATATTTCACAATCTCATACTCTCCTGAAGATGCTGAAACATCTTTGTGGTATCGTAGTTCAAACCCATCTTGTCCGTTTGGCTGACCTACTAAACTTTGTGTAAGCGCATCGTATTTCCCATCAGTAGTATGAGTATTGACCTTAAAGAAACCTTTTAAAGTGTGTCCTTGTAGTACTTGCTTCTTTACGTCTAACTCGTAGCTATACCAATAGTGAGTAACTACATTTCCTTGCTCGTCTTTATCGTTAGTGGTATTTACGAGTGTCTTTGTATTGTCTTTTATAGTAGTGGGATAGGCGAGGCTTATATACCAAATAGTATACGTCTTCTCCTTTCCATCGCTATCCAATTCTACCTTGTTAGTTTGGCTGTTCTTTAATTTCTTTACCACCTGACGGACATTATACACGTATAAATCAATATGCGGATAAACATCATCAAAGGAGAGAGCCAGCGTTTGCTTAATAGCATTAGATGCTTCAAACTTTGCTTTAGTGGTTATCTTTCCATTCTCATCAATATATATATATCCATCGGGGTAAATGGTTTTATCCAATCCTATTCTTGCAAGCGTAGCATAGTTACCTGTTCCAACCAATGCTTTTCGAGACATATTCTTTGTTGAGCCTTGCGGATAGAAACAGTTATAGTAATTCTCTTTACTCTCACTGATAGACGGATATTGTATGTTGTCGTGCGCTTTTAGAATTGGCACATTCTCTCCCAGATTAATACTTACTTGTCCAAAGTATAATGTTCTATGCTTCCACGATAAATGCCACTCGCACGGATTATTCTTGCAGCCTTGAGCAATAGAAGACAATACAGAAAGTATATCATTCGCTGACACAGAGAATGAAACAGACGCATCAACGTTACCGCAAAGAGTATAAGTAAATTTATTCTCCGTTATTCCTAACGCTTCATTGATTGCATCGCAAGCCTTTTGCAAAGCATTTGTCGTTAATCCATCGTACGACCATTCCTGTTGCTTAATAGGATTCTTATCCGCATCTGTGGTATCATAGAGAAATGGCACACGGCTAAGCCACATTAACGGGTGCTGAAACTCTGGAGTGTATTTGAAAGCCGTTGCATCTTCATTTGGCGTATACGGGTCTAATAAGCGATATTTAATACCATCATCAAAAGGTACTATATACGCACCTACTGGCAAAGTAATCTTAATATCACTTTGCCATGATAAACGTACTAAGTTAGATTTACCTAACTCTTCCTCGTGTTCAGCACTCTCTGTTAAAGGTGCTTCAAATATTTTACTATCGTTGATGTCGTATATTACCATAGTTACAAAGATAATTAATTTTATTTGAAATTCAAATAAATTATTTACGATTATTTGGGTTCAACTCAGTGAGCTTTAGCACAAACTTACCTATACCTCGCATAAATTGACTAAACTGTGAACAAGACTGATATATGCAATGATAAATTACTCCAGACTGAAACGAAGTCTCAATATCGAGAACACCTTTTGCAAGTACCTCGCAAAATGCGATGTACCGAGCAAAAAATTGTTCTTCGTCTTTAGCTGTGAGATTTAATTGCAATGTTAAATCACGAGAATCAACATAAACAGGAGTCGTCAAAAACTCCTTACCATGTTTAGTCCTGTCATCGTTACTAATATACGGCTTAACAGCTGGCGGTGTCATCAAAGCCGATAAAGACGTATCATCCATACTGATACCCCAAGTCTCATAAGCATCTTTCCCATTAATTTTTAATTGTCCTTTTGGCATACTATTTTAATTCTTTAAGATTCCTATTAATATCATCTATCTTTGAAGAAAAAACATTATAGATATTCTTTGAGTTCTTCAGTATATCTTCAAGATAGCTATTGTTAGTTATCATTAAGTTCCTAATTTCGACTATCGTTGCACTGGTTGATGACGAGAATGAAGATAACGAAGCAATGTTAGATACTATTGACGTTACCAATTCTTTAGTCTGGTCTCGTGAGATATTTCCTGCCGTTGTGAGTGCGATAATGTTAGTTGCTTGCTCAAACGTAATAGACGAAACTCCGTTTGCTGTGGCTTTCTGTGCAGCATTTTCATCTGAATAACCCATATAAGATGCGAGGTTGTCTGTTTTCTTTTTAAGTTCCTCCATCTTTTTTGAATATTCGGACTTGTAAGCCTCATAATCCGACTGCGACATATTGCCATCAGATAGTTTCTTTGCCCATTTGTTCTGAAAATCTTTTAACCACTTGTCGAAATCATCGTTTAATACACTTCTGTTTACCAAAGACTTAAATAACATCTTTGCAAAATTGTTACTCCAGTCCTCTGCATCAGCATTCATATCCATTAGGGTATCCAAAAAAGAACTTCTAAGACTGTCGAACGATGTCTGTGTGAGATTGTTCTTTATTTGTTCGGTGAGTTTCTCTGTCTTTCCTGCCTGCTCAACTACTGCGTCCCAATATTCTTTCTTATCATACTTACCTACTTCGGTGAGATATTTCCAAAGGTTAGGAGCAAAATCTCTTATTGCTTTGAGCTGTTCGGGGGATAGGCTGTAAATAGAACTAAGACCAGTTATATTTGCACTGTCCACTCCTGCCGCTGCAAAAGCACGTTGAGCATCTTCATTATAAGACGCTATCTTGCTGTCGCTTGCGTATGAATTATTTGAGTGATGTGCAGAATGATAACCCATTTGCTTTTTGAGAATCTCCATACTATTAGCATTTATCTCTTTTTGCGCTTTGAGTGCCGTTTCGTATGCATTGATAGCCTTATTCCCTGCCGAGTTTCCTATCCTTTCAGAAAGGCTATCTATACGCTTTCCTAACTCCTCATTAGAATTTGTAAGTCTTTCGGTTGTCCTTGCAACTTCCTTTTCGTTGCCGCCACCGATGCCAAGCATAGAACCAAAAGACTTAATGGCTGAAATTCCTTTGAGAGCTGCACCGATATAATTGCCACTTGCAAAATCTCCTGCTGCTCCTGCCGCACTGTTGAGCGCATCGAGACCTTTGGAAACCTTATCCCCAGCCTTGCCAAGACCGATTGAGCCGAGTAGGTCGGGTAGCTGGTCTATGCCTTTCTTTTCGATGAACTCTTTCGCATTGTCGAACCAGTCTGCTACAGCCTGTGCCGACTTGCGCTTTGCGCCGTCTTCTGCCTGCTTTGCTTTGCTCGTTGCCGTTATGGTATTCTTTCTTGCTTCTGCAAGTTTAGCTTCGGCAACAGCCAGCTTTTGAAGTATGGGAGACATCGACTTGAACTTCTCGTCTGTAAGGTCAATTTTACCATTTAGAGAAGATATGGAAATTTCATCTAATGACATATTAATGCCTGTAGAATACAATTGTTTCTGCGCTTCCTGCTTCACTTCGTTGAGCCTCAATGCTTCGGTGGCTTCCTGGTTTCGAGCAACATTTAGCCTTTCTTGTGCATCTGCTGCTTCTTTAAGTCTTCTATTATGCTCTCTTGTCTTTTCTCCTATGAAGTTCCAAATACCCTGTTGTTTGCCGAGTTCGTCGTCGATAGCGTTTATTTTTTCAGAAACGACCTGCATTTGGTCGATAGGAAGATTTCCACTGCTTAAAAGGTCCTGTAATTGGTCTCTTAATCCCAGCAAGTAGTCTTTCGTATGACCCTGCAAATCAGAGAAAATGCCATTCCAATCAATACTTGTGTTTATATTGTCTTCTTTGGCTTTTTCTATCTCCTTATCACGCTGCATCTGTAAAGTGGCTTTTTCTCCAACAGATTTAGCGTTTTGCATTTTCTCTTCGTACTCTTTTGTAATAGCAAGTTTCTTTTCCTCGAATGAACCGTACTCTTTAAGATAACTATTTAATGCATCTACTTCTTCCTGCTGCCATTTTTTGCGCTGTGCGGTATATTCTTTATCCGCCTTACTTATCAACGATTGTAAGTAACTTTCCTGGTCTGTGGTGAGCTTTATCTCCTTATAATTCTTTTTACCCTCTTCGGTGTCAGAATAAACTTTTGTTTTGTCAGTGTTTTTATTATCCCAATCTCTCTTATTTTCATCATATTTTGCCTTACGTAGGTCATCAGCCTCCTTGCGTACTTGTCGTATTGTCTTATCATATTGCAGCTGGTAAGCGGCACGTTCTTTCTCTCCTGCATCAGTGATTGATGCAATATGTTCTTCTTCTTTTGCTTCAGCTGCTTTTATAGCAGCTTCTTCTTCCTTATTTTTTCTTGTTACATTAGATTCAAATGCATACTCTCTTTTTCTTGCGGCTTCCTCTGCCTTTCTTTTAGCTTTATCAGCAGCCTCTTTTGCCTTTCTTTCTGCTTCCTTTGCGTTGTCTGTGTCATAAGAAGCAGAATACACCTTTTCCTTTTTAGATAAGGCATTAATCTTTCTCCTTAACTCGGCACCCTTACGTCCTGCTGCTTCTTGGTAAGAAAGTGCATTGAGTTTTTCTTGTAAGGCTTTTTTCTGCTCGGCAATAGGATTTGACTTTCCTTTGTTCTCATTATTCTTCGCAGCATCCGCTTTCTTTTGTTTAGCCTCCGCAGCAGAAGCATAGTCCGCACCTCTTTGTAGCAGTTGCCCTTTTGTAAAAGTTTTGCCATTTACATTCATGGTTTGCCCCTTTTTCAAAGATTCTCCTAACGAAGTGAATCTCTTTGCTAAAGAAGAAAGCTGGGGTATACCCATCTTATCCATCCATGCAGGAACCTTTCCTGAGAATTGAATTTCAAATCCAATAGTATTCTTCTTGTATTTTTCCATCAGCTTTTGAATATTTTTATACAGCTGATGTACTCCGTCATTAGGACCTTGCAAAGCACGTGATATACCTGCGACTTTATCAGAGAAAGTCAGTGTCTTATCAGCAGCCCTTTTCTCCGCTTCCGCTACAGCATTGATAGATTTATTGTAGTCATAATGAGCCTCTGTCGCACCCTGAATAGAATCAATGTACTTCTGTACAAG